GTATCTCGGTGAGTATCCAACAGGGTTAGTGCCGCTATAAGTTTGCGCTGTTGGTGTACGTTGTGTTCCCATAACGTCTGAAAGTCTTCTGCTGACATAGACATTAAGGGAGTCAGCGGCTCGATACCCAATCGAGTAAAAAAATCATGCGACCCCTCCTTGCACATCGCTTCGAACACTTCAAGTTTCTCTTTGTGAATATCGGGGTTAATGATGAATGGGTCTTCATCGTCACGCAGCACCCAAGTGGCGGCGATGTTAAGAAGCAAGTCACGATGTATCACCGTATCCTGTCGTTCTCTTATGATGTGGATATAGGTAGCCATCAACGCTGCGTTCTTGGGATTACCTAACCCTGCGCTGAGTGCCTTCTCCATCTCGTTGAGAATGGATTCCATCTCAGTACCTGATAAGCCACTACTCAACCGCTCAAGTAAAGCCATCGACATACTGAACCGTTCAAGAGGCATATTGACCTCCTTCGGGAATCGTAGGTAGTTATGCCCTTCGTGAGTGAATACCTTCACTAGGTTGAGCGTTGCCTGTTTGGCTTCCCACTTATTGAATAGATGCCACCACTTGCGAGGCATTAATCTTCTGAATAATTTCATCGAGCGTGTTTAAGCAATATATCTTCTCTTGTGATTTAGTCTTTATCATCGTCCTGTTCTCGTCCACCACCTCAACGACCATCTCAATGTTGGCGATGCTAATAAGTATCTTGCAGTAGCCTACCTCAACGGCACTCATCTCACGAAGTTCTTCATCTTCGATAGTGCCATCATACTCCATCAGCACCGAGTTGACAATGATGAACGCACTCACCAGTATTCGAATGGGCATTGTGCATCTTCGACTCTTGTCTTAGCAGGAAGGAAGCAGCCGCATTCTTTGCATAGGTTAAGCCTCTTGTCCTTGTGCTGGCAGAGTGAACAGATTGCCGTTCTCGGCTTGCTCCTTGCCCGTGCATCTCTGTTGCTAGTGGCATAGTACCACCACCCTTCAATGATAGCGAGTATCTTCTTCATTACTCGGTGAGTATTATTATTGCAGGTTCGGTGTCTGACTGAACGATTGAGAAGCTGATACAGGTGTATGCCACCTCGTCTACTGTAATCGTCTCATGCGCTCCGTTGACCCCTCCAAGGGTGACGAATAGCGTATAGCCTTGTAATGGGTCTACCTCTATACCTTCAACGGTTATGATACCATCGCCATCGGAGGTAGCAGGAAAGGTCTGCACTCGCCCTGTTGCGTTGTGCTGAAGGCATACTAGGAAGGAGGTGTCAGGTGTTACCGTCCAAAAGGTAAGCCCCGAAGCGCAGGACTCGATGTAAGTTCCTGCATTGTAACATAGTGAACAAACGCTCATAGGTGTCTCTTTAGAATTGCGTTGACAAAGTAACGGAAACAGTCGAGAAAATCGGCACGTTCCGCTAAGTTCTTTCTGTTCGATTTCATGATACCCCCGTCCGAGTTGCATTGTACTTGCTTCGCATCGTAAACGAATCCTTTACACTTGACGGAGTTAACCTTGATGTCTAGCTTACGAAGTGCGTTGTTGCAATCGATACGACTGTTGAAGTGGGTAGGGTTGGCTGGTATGATTATCTGACTATCGCCTAGCTTCAGCCGTCTTTTAATCTGCGTGTAAGCCGAACTGTTATCTCTCTGTTGAATGCTCCTACCGTTACCCATCGCATCGCCCGTTATCCTGAGCAGCCCTGTCGGTACTTGGTAAGATTCCACATGGTCACAGAATGAATCGATGCTGCCTTTCTCTATCGTTATCTCATCCACCACCACGCACCCTCTCGTTGTCTGTTGGATGACCAAAGCACATAATGGGTTGATGTTGAAATCGACTGAGATGAACACGGGCATATTAGGGTTGATTGAGATACTGTCATCTATGTGGCGGTCATCTTGCCAAGCGTATAAGAATGGGTTAGTGATATCGTCCATTACATCCCAATCACCCTCTACGAATCGAGCATATTGAATCGGCGGTAGTTCCTTCAAACTCTCAAGATACTCAGGACTGATGTATGGATTATCGGTGATGCGTGAGTTGATGTACTCCCATCGCTCCGGTAGCGTTCCTGTCCTCCACCTTTCGTAGATGATAGACTTCACCCAGTTATTAGCAGGATTGCAAGTAGCAAGGCATACGATAGGAGGGTTGCCCTGCGCCTTATTCCACGATCCGATACGCTCCTGTACCTTGTAAAAGGTAGCCTCTTGTAGTTCGTTCACCTCGTCAAGTCCTGCACCGTTCACCTCAAGCCCTCTGAATCTGTTCAAGTCCTTATCGTCATCGAAGGATTCAGCCATGAAGATTAACTCACTACCGTTGATGAAGTGAACCACGTTAGTATCTAAGTTCCACTTCTTGATATACTTCTGCATCCCGTCATTGAGGATAGAAGAGAACGATGGAAAGGTTGTGCGTTTTAAGTCGGGGAGTGTCTTACGGATGATAACCCAGCGAGAGCGAGGGTACAGTAGACAAAGTGAACAGAGTGTTAGCAGTAGCCAATACGTTTTGCCACCACGTTATTATTTCCCCCTCACATTTCTATGAGGGGCAGCCATCGTATAGCACCACCGAATACAATAACTCTCTTGTATCCGTTGATTGCCATATCGTAGGCTGTCGTTTGTCTCTTAGTTAGCTTGAATTGCATACCCTTTGTTTAATCTTTTTATTGATGAAATAGAGCAGCCGAACATATCTGCTATTAATTGATTCTTTACTCCTTTGGACTTCAAATCAACAATCGCTTCAATGCTTTCTTTAGTTTGCTTGCACCTTGCACTTTCGTGTAATCTTTTGGCTTTACTTAAACCCAATTTGTATGCGTGTAATTGATTTTCTGAGTTGTTAACCCATTCAAGATTTCCGGCTTCATTGTTTAATTTATTGCCATCAATATGATTTACTTGTGGCTTATTCGACTCATTGACAATAAATGCAGTAGCAACTATCCTATGAAGTTTATAGGTAGTTAGTTTGCCCTGCTTCATGATAGCAAACCTCTTATAGCCTTTCTTGTCTATCGCTGGCTTTAACAATCGCCCTTTCAATCTTAATTTATTCTTGGCTGTTGTAACTATCCTGTCAATGCTTCTAACATTGCCCAAGTTTGAAACTTCATATCCACTCTCAAAACATCTCCAAATTTCATCAGTCATCCTTTCCCTCCGTTCTAATAATTATCAAAGGTTCGGTAGTGGTGATGTTCGTATCTCCAAGGTTAGCCCATAAGGCACGTTGACGATTAGCCAACCAGTGCTTGGCTGCTGCCGTGTCTGATGGTAGTTCTTTCTTCAAGTTTACCACATCACCATCCCTTGTTAATGCTTGCTCAACTACCGTCACACCTATCGCACGGTTATACATCGCCTTCGCTACTTTGCCGTCTGCTTCTTCTTTTCCTCGTGTTAATGACTCGGAAAAAATCGGATAGGTTTTCTTCCACTCATTGAATGTGTCTTGATTTATGCCAATGATGTTTGACATCTGAGTGTCTGTTAACCCAAGTAATGCCATCTCAAAGACTTGCTCGTTGAACGCTTCCTTGTACTTAGTAGGTCTTCCACGTTCTCTTTTATCGCTATCCTCAGTCATGATTCAAAGTTAATCAATATCGTAAGTCGTTTTATCTTTTTTCGCCCCGAAACGACTTCTCTGACGTTCTGCGAACTGGGTTGCTAATACTTCCGCTTGTTGAGGAGTTAGTCCTCTAGCGATGAGCCTACGTGTATTGGCTGCTATTGTCTGCTTCGTGTCTCCGAATAGTAAGTCATCCGTCATAGCGTGTAGGTATCGATTCGTTTTTTCACCATCTCGATAAACTTCTCCATCATAGAGGCATAGTAGCTATTGAAGTCGCTATGACCTTCTGCGTTTCTTTCAAACAAAACGTACAGGCAAGACCTCAACCGTTGGCTGGGTGTCTTACTGCCCATCTCTTCTGCATCTATCTTGATTGACTTGAGTACCTCTTCATCGTTGAATGAGAATGACTCACCCTTGAATGCCATCACTCCGACTCCTGATGCCCATTGGTTGAGTAACTCAGCCGCCTTTGCTGGCGATAGTTCCTGCGTTCCGATAACTACCTTTAGAGTCTTATCTCTCCGGGTGCTTACGGACTCGATGGCACACGGGATAAGTAACAAGTCGCTCATGCTGCCTTCTGTTTAGATGCGATATCGTCCAAGTATAGTCTTATCATCTTCTTGATGGAATCCTTGTGACTCTTAGGTATGCGAAATGCCACCGTAGTAGTCGGCTCACCGTACTTATGCTTCGCCCCTGCCCCCTCTCGCCTACCGCCTCTTGTTGATGCTATCTGTTTCATGTTCTACAAAGTTACTTATTCTATTTGATTGTGCAATACTATGCCCTTATTTTTTAGAAGTCTTAACCACGACAAACACCTGTCTAAGTAAGCGATGTTTACCCGTGTATTGGGTTCTGAGTTGACTAACTGGGCGGCAAAAGAACGATGTGTCTTCCTTGCGTTGTGATAGGTCGTTGCTCCGTCCTTTACCTCAACTTCATCAGGTAGGTAGTTGACCATGTAGTGTGTTATCTTTTCTGAGTCAGTCATTTGCATCCCTCCTTTGTGCAGAACACCTTACCGTGATAGACCTTGGCGTGTGGGCATTTGCCTGACCTAATTTGATAGTAATTAAATTCGCAGCCCTTGTCCTCTACCTTAGAAGGGATTGGTGCTGTCGTTGTTCCATTGGTCTTCTCCATATTGTCTTAGGTCTTTAGGTGGTGTAGGTAAAAAGCTGCTCCCTTGTGGTGCTATACCTGAGTCGCTGAATGATGTCATGTTAACCGAGTGCCGGAACTCTACCGTTCCTGTTGCGCCTTGTCGGTGCTTCTCAAAGAGATAGAATATCTCATTCGTGTATGGTGTTCCGTTATCGTCACTAAGTCCGTAGTATGATGGTCTCCAAACAAAAGCCACCGTGTCCGCATCCTGCTCCAGCGATCCCGACTCACGAAGGTCTGATAGCATCGGTTTTTTATCCGCTCGTTTCTCTACCTCTCGGCTCAACTGTGCAAGTGCGATGATAGGTATGCCAAGTTCTTTCTGTGCTGCCTTTATCGTTCTACTTATCTCAGCCACCTCTGCCTCTCTGTTGCCCCCTTTGAAGCCCTCTATCGTCATCAGTTGAAGGTAGTCGATGATTACCCACTTACATCTCCCTTTGCGATGCTCTCGCTTGATAACTCTTATCGCCTCATGTACTCCGCACCGTGCCTTGTCGTATATCAGGAATGGGTTATTCTCAATCTTACCTATCGTCTTTTCGAAGGCTGCCAGTTCGGGCTGCGTTAAGTTGCCATCTCTGAGTCGTGAAGATAGTATCTGATTGTCCGACTCCATTAGGATAAGACGTTGACAAAGCTGAGAGGGATTCATCTCTAGGTTAAAGTAGATGCCCGGCTCTTTGGATTGCATCCCGTGAAATAGTGCGAGTGCCGTCTTACCCATCGAAGGTCTACCAGCGATGATGATAAACTCAGGATGCCATCCACCCGTGAACCTGTTGATTGATTGAATACCCGTTTCGATGCCTGTGGTCTTTCCTGCTGCCGTCAATGCAGCTCGGCGGTAGTATGCCTCCCTTTCATCATTGGTAAGCTGTAAGAGGTCGATAATGTTATCGGTAGTGCCTCCTGTATCAAGAAGTGAAGTAAGTCTTTTGATGATTCCCGTTGCCGTAGTGTAACCGTCTGAGGTGTTATGCATCCCTAACGACTCTTCGGTTAGTATCTGAGATACGCTTCTCTTGATGTTGGCATCTTTGAGCGTGGCTATGTACTCGTTAACTGGCTCGTTGTAGGTTAAGCTACTCATCCATGCTATGACGGTGGTGCGCTCTTCCTTCTCTATCCCTCCAGCTTCGTTTGAGTATTGGAAGAAGTTAATAGCATCAGGTGTCTTGCCTTTAGCTACGAGTGCTTCGATTACCTTGAACGCCCTGTTCGTTAACTCGTCCGTGAATAGGTTGGCTGATAGTTGAGGTAATAG